CCGAAGGGCATCGTCCGCGTCCACGGCACGGGTCTCGTCAATCCGTTCTGATCAGCTGAGCTGATCTAAGCAGCGAAGAGGGGCGAGAGTCGAAAGGCTCTCGCCCCTCGACGCGAAAAGGGGGTCACATGTCCAAAGAAACTATCGCCGCACTTATCCGTGAACGTGAGAGCTATCTACGTCGCGGACTAATCAAGCGCGTCGCCGACGTCGACGCATCCCTCGCCGCGCTCGGCTACCGGTCGCAGACCGAAGAGGCCGTTCTTTCCGCGCAGCCGATCGAGACCGCTCAGGATGAGCGCCCGATCGAGACCGCTATCAAGCGCCTCGTCAAGAAGCCCAAGAGGGGATAACCCATGGCCATCGTCTACGGTCTGGTCTCACTCCAAGAAGTCAAAGCCGCACTGGGCATCTCGCCAACCGACACGGCGTCCGATGCCGAGCTCGAGGGACTCATCGAGCGTCACTGCGGGCGCATCTTCCGCAGCGTCTCCGAGGTGCGCCGCTTCACCGCCACCGACAACTACGAGGTCCACATCGGCGACCTCCACGAGGTGATCTACGTTCGCACCGACGACGACGGAGACGGCGTCGCCGAGGAGACGTGGGCCTCCACCGACTACGAGCTGCTCCCGGTCAACCGCGCCGTCGCCGCCGCCGGCGAGCTTCAGCCATGGACTCAGATCGTCGTCCCGTCGTGGGGCACGCGGGTCTTCCCCGCCGGACTCATCAAGGGCGTCGCGATCAACGGGCGCTGGGGGTTCGTCCAGAACGACTACACTACTCCGGAGCCGGTCCGCCAGGCCGCGCTCATCCAGGCCCAACTGATCTTCAAGTCCAAGGACGCGCCCTTCGGGGTCGTGGCCACGGGCATCGACGGCAACGTGATCCGCATGAGCGCCCGCCTTCATCCTGAGGCCAGCCTCCTGCTCGAGCCATACCGCAAGCGCTCCGGGCTCGCCTACTGATGAACGACCTCTCCGTCGCCAACGCCCTCGCCGAGCGCCTTCGGATCTGGGGCGAGCCGGCCGAAGAGCAGGCGCTCGCCACCGTCTACCCAGTGCCGCCGAACACCATCGGGACCTGGCCGTCGATCATCATCTACCCCGATGCCGACACCATTACCTACGGCGCCTCCACCCGGATCACGACCCTCAGCTACAGGATCCGGCTCTACCTGCGCCCGAACGCCGACCTCACCCGCCGCCTCACGACCCTCCTCCGGTGGCGCTCTCATCTACGCACGGCCTTCGACGGGAACGCCTCTCTGGGCGGGCTGGTCGACGCGGTCAACGTGACACAAACCAGCCTCGACGAGGAGTACGCAGGCGAGCCGATGGTCTACGCAGAGGCCACGGTCGAGGTCATCAAGGTCGACGTCATCACAGTCAGCTAAACCTGCGCGCCGGAACGCCCGCCGGCGCGATCTAACAGGAGCCACATCGCGGGCCACGCAAGGAGAATACCACCATGGCAACCGGGACCAATACGTTCACGAAGATCGTCGTCAAGGGCGAGAGCACCTACGCCTCCGGCGCCGCCGGCAACTTCTCGAGCGGCGGACGCCGCATGGTCGTCGCGCCCACGGGCGTGATCAACCGTGGCGTTGAGCACGACACCGGCGCAGACCGCACGATCGGCGTGCGCAACCCGATCCTGGCCCAGCGCGTCACCAAGCTCTCGGAAAACCCCGAGATCAGCCTGAGCGTTCCGGCCCTCAATACCCACGACCTCGTGGTCTACCTCTCGGCAATCGAAGAGGTCAGCCCGACCGGCGCTGGCCCAGACTACGACTGGACCTGGAACTTTGACATGACCACCGGCGCTCCGGCTCCGAAGAGCCTTCAGGCGCTGGTCAGCGACGGCAACCAGAGCTTCCACATCAAGGGCATCCTCCCGACGAGCCTTGAGCTCTCGGCCGAGGCCGCCGGCATCACGACGGCCTCGTTCAGCGGGTTTGCCAAGGCCGTCTCCAAGACCAGCCAGGCCACGAGCGAAGGCATCCCGTCCGCGGGCGCCAGCGTCGCCGGCCGCCTCTGGACGCCAAGCTACGCCAACACCTGGAACGACCTCACGTCGGCCACGCCGTTCGAGCACCTCTTCGACTGGACCCTGAGCATCGAGCCGGGAATGGCCCCGCTAAACGCACAGGCCGGCGCCTACACCCTCAGCGACTACAGCCAGTTCGCCGGCCCGTTTGGCGGCACGCTCTCGATGACCGTCGCCTCTAACCCGGAAGCGGTCGCGGAGCTCTATGACAAGCTCGGACAGCCGGTCTTCTGGAACCTCGTCTGGTCCCAGACCCCCGCCGGATCATCCGTCGAGCACGCCGTTGTGATCCGCATGTGCGCGGTCCCGACCTCGGTCCAGCCAATCGCGGCAGACACCGATGGCATCGTGACCTACGCCGTCGAGGCCGCCTTGGCCTACGACGAGGTGAGCGACAACTGTTTGACGATTCAGGTCATCAACGAGCTCCCGGCGCTCCCATAAAGGGCACGGGGGGGAAGTAAAGGAGGGACAGAGATGTCCACGATCAAGCCGGCGCCAGCACGCGCCATCACTGTCGTCCGCGTCGAGCTGACGGGCGACCTCACCGGATGGTGGGCGGATTGCCGCTCAGCCAAAGATCTTCCGGCTCGCGTTTTCGGAGAACTCGCCCAAGTAGGCGACGGAGACGCCGCGGCGCTGGTAAGGCTGGCAAACGCGATCGACAAGATCGTGGTAGAGCACAACTTTCCAGATGCCACCACCGGCAAGCTCGCCGCCTCACTCCTCGACGTCGCACCCGACGCGCTCGCCGCTCTCGCTGCGGGCTGGTCAGAAAAGGCGTTCGCGCCGGACCCTCGCTAACGGCGTCGGCGTTCCGCTACGGCCTGGGAGAACAGGTCGCTGCGCCGCCGCCGGAGCTATCCTTTTGGATCTTGGCGAGGGAGTTCGGGATCGGGCCCTGGGAAGTCGCAGAGGCGCCGCTGAGCGAAGTGCTCAAGGCGCTCGAGATCCTCTCGGCGGTCCGAAAAGGCGAGGCACAGCGGGCCGAGCGTTCGAACAAGAGGTAAGGAGATCATGGCTATCAAAGGCGGCTTCGACGTAAAGGTCACCGGGCTTGACGGCATCCGTCTGGCCATGGCCGCCGGCGCCGATCCGAAGAAGATCGACAAGGCAATCACGACGGCCGCAAAAGCGGCGGCCAAGCCGATCGCGGCCGAGGCAAAGCGACGAGCGCCAAAGCGCACCGGCCGGCTGCGCAAGGCAATCAAGACCCAGGGGGTCAAATACGAGAAGCCGGGCGCCTTGGTCACCATCTCTCCCGGAAAGCGCCGCGACGACCTATCCGGTGCGTGGTATCGATGGTTCATCGTCAGCGGTGTCCCGCGCCTCGGAATCGCTCCTCGCCCTTTCATCGATCAGGCCGAAACCGCCAAGCGAGGCGAGGCCCTCGAGATCTTCCAGGAAAAAATCGACGATCTGATTACCAATAAGTTGACTCCAACCAGGACAGGGAAGTAACATGGCACGAACCGGCAACGTCTACATCACGATCAACGGCAAGGACAATGTCTCCAAGACCCTGAAGAACGTGAACAAGGGCCTCGGCGGCCTGTCGAAAAAGTCGCTGGCCGTTGGAACCGCTATCGGGACGGCCCTCGGGGGGATCGCCCTCAAGGCAATCGGCGCCCTGACCGGCCAAATCACCGGCGCCTTCCAAAAGCTCGGTGAGCAAGATCAGCTGATCAAACGCACCAACAATGTGCTTCAGACCACGGGCAACATTGCGAACGTCACCGCCGATCAGATCCTCAAGCAGTCCAGCGCCCTTGAAATGCTCACGGGCATGGAGCAGGAGGCCATCCAGAACGGCCAGAACCTACTCCTCACCTTCACGAACCTGCGCAACGAGGCGGGCGAGGGTAATGACATCTTCACCCAAGCGAGCTCGATCATGGTCGATCTGGCAACGGCGATGGGCGGAGATCCACAGGGCGCAGCGATCCAGCTCGGTAAGGCGCTCAACGACCCCACGAAGGGGATCACCGCCCTTACTCGCGTCGGCGTCAGCTTCACACAGCAGCAAAAGGACCAGGTCAAGGCGCTGCAGGCCAG